GGGGCTTGCGCCCCCCTGTGCATTAGCACAGCACCCGTGCCTAAATGAGGTACTAACCTCACACGGTACGAATTATCCGCCATACGGACTGGAGTGTGTTATGGTTAAAAGGAGGTATAGGGATTTTGGGGCATCCCAAGGTAAGTATTGGACCGGTGGAACCGGTCGTAAATACCCACTTGGAACCCCTTTCCTTATCTCCAATGCCATAACGGGGATGGAAGAACTTACTCTTTCGCAGGGCAATCCTGTCCATTTACTGGGCAAGACTGGTCGAGCGATCGGTGGGAACTTCTTTGTTGTTAAGCATGAGCGTTTTGGGACAATTATCCCAGAACGTCATTACTCCCAAACCCTAGGTCATACCACTAACGCTGGCCATCATTATATTGGCCCCGTTTTGGAAAACGTAGGATATGGGGTTGCCGATTTTCCTGCTCCTCACTACAGTAGCGCTTCGGTGCTACATGCGTTAGGAACAAAGATTATCGCCAACGTGCTTCCAACTAATCCCTTATCTGGTCTTTTCGTATCATTGGGTGAACTCAAAAGTGAGGGTATTCCCTCTCTTTTGGGCGTCCAATCGTGGAAGAGTCGTACTCACCTTGCCCGCGCTGCGGGTGATGAGTACTTAAACCACCAATTTGGGTGGCTTCCATTGGTAAACGACCTGAAGTCCTTTACGCACAGTGTGACTAATTCTGATGAATTAGTTGCTCAGTACGAAAGGAATTCTGGTCGCCCGATACGAAGATCAGTAGCACTCCCTATTGACAGGAGTTCAACTACAAGTGCAGGTGCGCGAGGAATCGCGCCCGACATTCCGCAGTTGTATCCTGGCACTAGCCATAGGAATTATGTTCGGACGGAAACCTTCTCAAAAAGAAGGTGGTTCGTCGCAAACTTTACCTACTACCTGCCTCCGTTCAATCCGAACGGACGCAACGTAGCGAGGAACGAGCAACTGGCGAATTACCTTTTTGGTACTCGCCCGACGCCCGAAGGTTTGTGGAACTTAACTCCTTGGAGCTGGGCTGCCGACTGGGTAGGTAATTTCGGAAGCGTTTTACATAACGTTTCCGCCTTCCAGTCTGATGGCCTAGTGATGCGATATGGTTACATCATGGAAGAAGGTATCCATGAAGTAAACTATACTCATCCTGAGGTACAATTTATATCGTATCCTGGGAAGATGGGAGTATCTCAAACTTTACGAACTACTGTAAAGCAGAGACTCGTCGCAACACCGTATGGATTTGGACTTGACACCGATGCGTTTACGGATCGGCAGTGGTCCATCTTGGCTGCTCTTGGTTTGTCCAAGGGTAGTCGAAAGCTCTATTCATAGAGCTTGCAAATACCCCTCATCGTAAATTACCTTGAGGGTAACTACGAAGGAGCAACGCTATGGCTTTTGCCGACCCGCAGTCAGTCACGATCAACGCAGTTCCGATCTCTCTTCCGAGGATCGGCTCGAGCATCGATGCAGGCGTCTTCCAAGCTGGAGACGGTGCAACGAAACTCAATGTCTCGCACACTTATGGTAAGCGTGCGCGGCATCTTCTGCGTCTCGACGTTCTGAAGAATGCTGCAGATCCACTGAACCCGACATCGAACCTTCCGTACACCATGAGTTTCTACGTGGTGGCGGATGTTCCTTTGTTTGGTTACACAGTGGCCGAGCAGAAGCTCGTCGTAGATGGTCTCGTTGACTATCTCGATGCGTCTTCAGGCGCGAAGGTTACTCAGCTCCTCGGAGGTGAGAACTAACCTTCAAACTGGCATGCGGTGAAGCAAGGTCATGGCAATGGATCCTTTACCCAACCATTGGGAGGGTTTGGATGAAAAGCCATTTGTTGCTAATCCGTAGGGTTCTCGCAGATGCGGGAACCGGATGCTGCACTGGCACCACTCGTGATCTAAATACGATCACGAGGCGTGTTGAAGGTGAGGGTCTATCGTTTCTCACGATAGCCTTACCACAATTTGGTAAAGACTTCGAAAAAAGTCTCGACCAAGGCGTGGTAGACTCGACATCTTTCAATGGTTATTCGAAAGATGGGTGTCTCCCGAGATTCCTCTCAGGTTTCACCAGTCAAGTCTTCAACACAAAGTGCGGCTTGTTGCTCGACACACCAAACATCAATGCGATTCAAGCTGTGAGGCAGGTTTCCTACCTGTTCTCAAAGATTGAGCTTCCTTGTCGCGAAGACAGGGTAAGAGCAGCGATGTCTAAGTATGTCGGGTGCGAGCAGCAAGTGAGGGCGAACGACCTTAGACTTAGTGAAGCCGACAGGCTTGACTTTGAATCTATGGCTCTTCGTGCTTTCGGTGATTGTTTAGCTCATGTAGATAGTGATATCTACAATGGCCACATAGTCCCGAAGCATGGTCCCGGTTCAACTGCTGACAAGCTTATCGGAAACGATAAGTACTTGCAGCGTGTTTGGACGAGGCGACTGGAAGAAGCTACTTTCCTAGCCGGAGAGTATCTTTATCCCAGTTGGCGTCATTATTCATATGACGCACCACCTATCACATGGCTGGATCCTGGAGAGGAAATACCTGTGAAGGTAATTCCTGTTCCTAAGACGTTGAAGACACCTCGAGTGATCGCGGTCGAGCCTACTTGCATGCAATATGTGCAACAAGGTTTGGCTGAATCGCTCGTGAGGGCTATCGAGGGGGATGAACTCCTCTCGAGCCTTATCGGCTTTACAGACCAAGTCCCTAATCAGGAATTGGCCCGTAAAGGATCCTCTGATGGATCGTTGGCAACACTCGACTTGAGTGATGCTTCTGACCGTGTCTCCAATCAGCTCGTACGATCATTGACTCGTTACTTTCCCTGGGTAACTAGGGGATTTGACGCGTCAAGAAGTCGGAAGGCTGACGTTCCTGGTTTTGGCGTTTTACGCCTAGCCAAGTTCGCGAGTATGGGATCGGCTCTCTGCTTTCCCGTCGAGGCAATGGTTTTTCTAACCATTATACTCATCGGGATTGAAAGAGAGTCCAGCAAGCCGTTGACCCGATCTTCTCTACAGAAGCTCTCGGGTCAGGTGCTTGTGTATGGGGACGACATCGTCGTTCCCCGTATGCACGTGCATTCCGTGATCAAGACCCTAACAGCTTTTGGGCTGGTAGTAAATCTTGATAAGTCTTTCTGGACTGGGAAGTTCAGAGAGTCTTGTGGAAAGGAATACTACGATGGCGATGACGTAACTGTTGTCAAAGTCAGAAGAGTATTCCCTACGTCACGGACGTGCGTTCCGGAGATTATCTCACTGGTTTCGCTTCGTAACCAGATGTATTTTTCTGGTTACTGGCAGACCGCTGAGTACCTTGATAATACAATAAGGAAGTTAATACCTTTCCCTAATGTATTACCGGGTTCTCCGGCGTTAGGCAGGCACACGTTTCTGGGTTACGACTCAGAAAAGGAGTGTCGTTTTCTTCAAAAGCCTTTAGTTTGGGCTTTTTCTGAAAACTCCCGCTCTCCTCTAAGTCATTTGGAGGGTCCGGGTGCCTTGCTTAAGTTTTTCCTTAAGCGTTCAGTTGAGCCATCAGCTGATAGGAATCACTTAGAACGTGCGGGACGTCCCA